ATAGGCTCATCAGTAGGTGCATGACACCTAGACACGCCCCTTGCGGGGCATGTTTCGCCTTACTCTGCTACTACCAGCGCACGAAGTGGCTCTAACAATTCGAAGTGCGCCACCGTGACGGATTCCTGCTGCGCCATACTCTCGGCTTGTTTGACGAGTGCAGCGATTTTTACTGACAAGTCGTACATGCTGACGGGGTCTTTTTCCTTGATTGCTTCGTACCAAGGATTCTCTGCTAAGTGCAGGAACAATTCCATCACGTCCGTAATTACGTCATCGCGCTTACGGTGGATAAAATTCTTAGCATCTTTGGAATATTCCAGCTTGCCATGCTTTTCCAAATAGGCAACAAAAGACTTGATACGCAAGCCTTTATTGTTTGCTATGGATTCGTAGATACCCTGTGCGACGGTGACATCACCGTGCACGTTAGCGTATCCAATAGCAGCAGCAGCAAGCTTCTGAATATCTTTGTTCAGGGACTTGCCACGTGTAGCTACGGACTTAGCTAAATCAGCAGCTTCTTCGCGTGTAAGTAAGTTTGCCATGATACATCCTCCATTGTTTGATTGACAATACGAAGGGAACTCATAAAAGCGAAACCCTTCGCATTGTCCGGCGCGTTGGCATAATGGCGCACCGAAAACAATGTTAGCCTTGCATTTTTACTAACGCGGCTCCAAACCGCTAATTAGTGGCACTATATATAACGCACTACGCATAGCCGAAAAGACCATGCGCGCCATATATGCACCATGCGAGTGAGTACCATACCGAGCGATTATTATTTTCGCCTGATTCCAGTATGCTAGATCACCAACCACTACGCACGAACCCCTACCCTGCAAGCCCCTGCACGTTTCGCTGGTGTCCTGTATCATCACCACTTGCCTAGTTCTCCCCCATTACAAGGGCGCAAGCCTGAGCGCGTCAATTCGGTGCGCGCCCTACCCTACATCACACTATGCACTAGCGGTGTGATCCGCCATGGTTCCATTATGCCCTTGCCGCACTGCAACATCGCTATGGATATGTAAGCAATAATAAGGCGCGCTCTGCGAGGCGAAAGGCAAAGTCAAAAGCGAAAGTCAAAGGCGCAAAGCTCGGATCACCACGACGGCTGGTGGCATAGCTAAAATCTCGGATCACCACCGGCACCCACCCCACCCCCCGCTGTAGCAAGTAGGAGTCCCAACAAACCCCTACACTCTAATTTGCACAGTCGATACCACCCCCCATAACTTCCCTAACACTCCTTATCAAAAACATAATACCCCCACCCCCACTGTAAACTTAACCAAACCGCACTGATAACTTATCCTGCAACACCCCCCGTCAGGAGTCCCAACCTCCCTTTACAAAACGGCACCCCTCTGATATATACGCGGCATGGTCAAGATCGAACCAACAGCGGGGCCTGCTGTGCCTTACAACACGGACCCCGAGGAAGCCAAAACCTTCCACGACACCCTAGCTGTGGCGGCAAATACTGCTGACCTGCTAAAAGAGCTAGGTGCACCCATGGAGACAGAGAAGGACGACATCGACAAAGTCGTGAACCTTCTAAAAGCCAGCGAGCGTCATAAAGCTCCTGTGGCTCTACGCGACTCCGGTACAGCGAGCGCCGCCGCTTTGTTCCTAAAGTCTTATGCAAATAAGGTGGCAGCGGATGCGGCTGAGATACGCAGTGCTATTACGGCAAAACTGATGGAGATCGCTAACTGCGGCGACCCACGGTATGAGCTAAAAGCCCTAGAGCTGCTAGGCAAGCATTCAGACATCGGCCTCTTTACAGAGCGCAGCGAGATAACGATCAATCACAAGACATCCGACGACCTAGAAGCAGCTATTAAAGAACGAGTAAAACGCCTGCTTAATGCGAACGTCGTAGATGTAACCCCCATAACAGACAATTTGGATGAAGAGCTTGGCGTAGTAGACGACGAGCCCCGCAGGTTGCTAGACGAGATAGGCGGCGTGGCTGATGAGGGGGATGATGACAACTCCGACGCTAAATAACCTAAGCCTAAAAGACATACCGAAGATACTCCCGCTGCTAAACCAGTCGGAGCAGAGGCAGTTATTGCTTGAGCTGGAGACGCTAGCGGAGCTAAAGCGCAAGGAAGGCGCGCAAAAATACTTCATGAACTTCGTTCAGGAGGTATGGCCGACGTTTATTGTGGGGCGGCATCACAAAAGGATGGCCGAGGCATTCGAGAGGGTGGCAAATGGGACCTGTAAACGTCTTATTATTAATATGCCTCCTCGCCATACTAAGTCCGAATTTGCTTCTTATCTTCTCCCTGCTTGGTTTTTAGGCAAATTTCCCCACAAAAAGGTCATTCAGACGTCGCACACGGCGGAGCTAGCTGTCGGATTTGGTCGTAAAGTGCGAAATTTGGTGGACTCCGAGGTCTATCAGCGCATTTTTCCGGGTGTAGGACTGCAAACTGACTCAAAAGCAGCCGGTCGGTGGAACACAAACAAGGGTGGTGACTACTTCGCTATCGGTGTAGGCGGTGCTGTGACTGGTAAAGGTGCGGATATTCTGATAATTGACGACCCGCACAGCGAACAAGAGGCTGCGCTAGCGGCTATAAACCCGGAAATCTACGATAAAGTCTACGAGTGGTACACATCAGGCCCCCGTCAGCGTCTCCAGCCGGGTGGAAGCATTGTTATAGTGATGACTCGGTGGTCCTTACGCGATCTGACAGGGCAAGTCATCAAATCCAGTGCGGCTCGCGGGGGTGACGAGTGGGAAGTGATTGAGTTTCCTGCACTTTTACCCAGCGGGAACCCACTTTGGCCTGAGTTCTGGTCTCTTACGGAGCTGCAAGCACTACAGACTGAGCTTCCTAACGCAAAGTGGATGGCTCAGTACCAGCAACAGCCCACTTCAGACAGTGCGGCTATCGTCAAACGTGAGTGGTGGAGGGTCTGGGAGAAAGATGACCCGCCTGCGTGCGACTTTATCCTTCAAACATGGGATACGGCGCATGAGAAGAACACACGGGCTGACTTCTCGGCGTGCACAACGTGGGGAGTCTGGTACAACCCGGAGGACAACGACCAGCCTAACTTGATACTACTCAATAGCTTCAAGGAGCGGCTGGAGTGGGTGGAGCTAAAAAAACGTGCGTTCGAGCACTACCAAGAGTGGGAGCCGGACAGCATACTGATCGAGAAAAAAGCCACGGGTGGGCCACTCATATATGAGTTCAGGGCTATGGGCATACCGGCGCAGGAGTTCACGCCGGGCAAAGGCAACGACAAGATAAGCCGACTAAACGCAGTCTCGGACATTATTGCCTCGGGCAAGGTCTGGGTGCCAGAGACACGGTGGGCAGAAGAGTTAGTAGACGAGATCGCCAGCTTCCCTAGTGGCGAGCATGATGACTTAGTAGACGCAACAACACTGGCGCTGATGAGGTTCAGGCAGGGTGGGTTCATACGCCTGCCAAGCGATGAGCAGGACGAGATCAGGTGGTTCAAATCGCACCGTAGGGAGGCATATTACTGATGAACATATTCGAGACTATTAAGTTCTGGTGGCGCGTAAAGATGTACAACCGCAGGCTTTTGAAGCAGGTGAAAGAAGCTGACAAGACGCCTTACGAAACGACTAAGGAAGACGTGGACAAGTGGTTCGAGTCAAACCCGTTTAATCTTGACCGAGACCTGCTTAATTCTCACTACATGGTGCCAGAGCCTAAGCCCCGCACCAAAAATATTTCAAGGACTATGAAACGATGAGCATAGATAAAGCACTGTACGCAGCTCCAGAGGGGCTAGACGTGGAAGAGATGGAGCCCGACCTAGAGATTGAGATTGAGGACCCGGAGGCTGTAAGGATAGGCGTCGATGGTCTGGAGATCGAGCTGGAGAAGCGCGAGAAAACTGACGAGGACTTTGATGCCAACCTAGCGGAGTTCATGGATGAGCAGGAGCTGTCGCTCTTGGCGTCGGAGCTTATCGGTGACATTGAGGATGACTTATCAAGCCGCAAGGACTGGGTGCAGACTTATGTCGATGGTCTTGACCTACTGGGGATGAAACTTGAAGAAAGAACGGAGCCGTGGGCGGGTGCTTGTGGAGTCGTACATCCGCTTATGTCGGAAGCTTTGGTTAAGTTCCAGTCCGAGACCATCATGGAAACTTTTCCGGCGTCTGGTCCTGTCAAAACTAAGATCATCGGAAAAGAGACTCCGGAGAAAAAAGACGCTTCAGAGCGTGTACAGGCAGATATGAACTACCGCCTGACGGAGCAGATGCCCGAGTATCGCCCTGAACATGAGCGCATGCTGTGGGGTCTGGGTCTGGCAGGCAACGCATTCAAGAAGGTGTACTACGACCCGGCGCTTGGTAGGCAGGTGTCGATATTCGTCCCGGCTGAAGACCTGATCGTGCCATACGGCGCGAGTTCTCTGCGCACAGCGGAGCGTGTGACCCACGTGATGCGTAAGACCGAGAACGAGCTGCGTAAGCTGCAGGTCGATGGCTTCTATCGTGACATCCCTCTGGGTGACCCGGAGAACACACTAGATGATGTAGAGAAAAAGATCGCGGAGAAGCTGGGCTTTAGGGCCACGGTGGACAGCCGCTACAAACTCTACGAGATACAGGTTGACCTAGACTTACCCGGCTATGAAGATGAGAACGGCATCGCCCTCCCCTATATTGTCACCGTTGAGAAAACCAGCCAGAAAGTCCTTGCCATCAGGCGCAACTGGCGGCCAGAGGACAAGCTCCAGAACAAGCGCTCACACTTCGTCCACTACGGCTACGTCCCCGGCTTCGGCTTCTACTGCTTCGGGCTCATTCATCTTATCGGAGCTTTTGCAAAGTCGGGCACATCCATTCTGCGTCAACTGGTTGATGCAGGCACCCTCTCGAACCTTCCGGGCGGGCTTAAGTCTCGCGGACTGCGAGTCAAAGGAGACGACACACCCATCTCTCCCGGCGAATTTCGAGATGTCGATGTCCCGAGTGGAAGCATTAGGGACAACATTCTCCCTCTCCCCTACAAGGAGCCCAGCCAAGTCCTAGCGCAGTTGATGAACCAGATCATCGAGGAAGGTCGTCGGTTCGCCTCTGCGGCGGATATGAAAATCTCCGACATGTCTGGCCAGTCTCCTGTTGGTACCACGCTGGCTATTCTGGAGCGCACGCTAAAGATTATGTCTGCGGTGCAGGCTCGCATCCACTACTCGATGCACGAGGAGTTTAGGCTAATCAAGGACATAGTCCGTGACTACACCTCACCAGACTACGACTACGAGCCAGTAGAAGGCCGTCCGTCAGCTAAGCAGTCTGACTATGACATGGTCGATGTTATCCCCGTGTCGGACCCCAACGCAGCCACTATGTCGCAGAAGGTGGTGCAGTACCAAGCTGCGCTGCAACTTGCACAAACGGCTCCGCAACTCTACGACCTGCCTTATCTACATCGTCAGATGTTGGACGTGCTGGGCATTAAGAACGCAGCAAAGCTAGTACCGCTGCCTGACGACCAGAAGCCACGTGATCCTATTACGGAGAACATGGACGTGCTAAAGGGCAAGCCCTTGAAAGCGTTCTACTTCCAAGATCATCAGGCGCATATTATGGTTCACCAAGCAGCGATGCAGGACCCGAAGATATTGCAGTTACTGCAGCAGAACCCGAACGCACAAGCCATGATGGCAGCTATGCAGGCGCATATCGCAGAGCACCTAGGGTTCGAGTACAAGCGTCAGATGCAAGAGCAGATGGGCATTGAGATACCTGACTACGAGAAAGATGACGAGCTGACCGTGCCGCAGGGTATGGAGAACCAGATCGCTCAGGCTGCAGCTCAGGCGTCGCAAATACTGCTACAGCAACACCAGATGGAAGCAAAGAACGCTCAGGTACAAGAGCAACTACAGGACCCTGTCGTGCAAATGCAGATGCAAGAGCTGGCTATCAAACAAGCCGAGCAGCAACGCAAGGCACAAAAGGACGCACAAGACGCAGCACTCAAGCAAGAACAGCTGGAGATCGAGCGTCAACGCATCGCCTCGCAAGAAGAGATCGCCGGTGCCAACCTTGCTATGAAGCATCTAAACGACAAAGAACGGCTCGAAGCAGAGCAAGAGCGTGAGGGCTTTAGAGCTGGCATGCAGTACATACAGAAACGCAACGAGCCTAGACCACAACCACCAACCAAAAAAGGTGACTGATGGATAAAGTTATCGAAGTAGCGTTGAAAGAGCTGCGCTCCAGACGTGTGCAGCTCTCTGAGGCGGTCTCCAGCGGGGCCGCTAAGAGCTATGACGAATATAGATACATGTGTGGTGAAATCCGAGGTCTCACCAACGTGGAGATGTACCTACTCGACCTCGCAAAAAACTTGGAGTCATTTGATGAGTGAAATCCTGATCGGCTCAAACCCCGACAGTCTGGATGCAACTACCTTACCTGAAACAGCTGAAGAGAAGGCTAGGCAACTACCCGACCCTCGTGGGTATCACATATTAGTAGCACTGCCTGAGGCCGAAGAGAGATACGACAGCGGGCTTATTAAAGCTGACGAGACTCGCCGGTTTGAAGAAGTACTAGCGACGGTGTTCTTTGTCGTCAAGCTAGGTCCTGATTGCTACAAAGACGAGAAGCGGTTCCCTACGGGTCCGTGGTGTAAAGAGGGTGACTTTATCCTTGCTCGTCCTAACAGTGGCACTCGCCTGAAGATTCATGGCCGTGAGTTTCGTCTGATTAACGACGACTCGGTAGAGGCCGTGGTTCAAGACCCCCGTGGTATTTCTCGTGCGTAAGGAGTAATTAAATGGCAACATTTGAGAAGAACGAGTATAAGTTCCCCGACGAGATCGAGGACAAGGAGCCGGAGCTCAAAGTAGAGCTGCCGGAAGATGATTTCAAAATTGAAATAGAAGATGATACGCCACCGGAGGATCGCGGTAAGACCCCGATGCCCAAGGAGGTAGTCCAGCAAGTTGAGGAAGATGAGCTGGAGGAATATTCTGACAAAGCTAAAGAGCGACTGAAACAGCTGAAGAAAGTCTGGCACGACGAGCGTAGGGAGAAAGAACGTGCCCTGCGTGAGCAGCAGGAAGCTCTGCGTGTCGCTCAGCAGATGTTGGCAGAAAATAAACGCCTTAAGGAAACTCTTACAAAAGGCGAGAAAGAGTACATCTCTACGATGCAGTACGCGGCTGACCGCGACCTAGAGATGGCCAAGGAGAAGTTGCGTAAAGCGCAAGAGTCGTATGACCAAGATCAGGTTATAGAGGCTCAGCAGGAGTTGTTCGAGGCGACCCTCCGTAAAGATAAGGCTCAGAACTTTAGACCTACTTTACAAACTGCAGAAACTGAGGTACAACTGCCGCAAAATCAGGAGCAAGTCCAGACCTCCGCCCCTGATCCCAAGTATGCAACGTGGGTTGAACGCAACTCGTCATGGTTCCAAAAAGACCCTGAGATGACGCAAGCGGCGTACGGCCTACACGAGAAACTTGCTCAACAGTATGGCCAACAATATATTGGTACTGATGAGTATTATCAGCGGATCGAGACTACGATTCGCAAACGATTCCCTGAGGCGTTCCCGAACGACGCCGCAGCAGATGAAGACACTGCTGACCCCAAACCTCAGCGCCGAGCGAGCACCGTTGTAGCTTCAGCCAAGCGAAGCACTGCTCCGAGGAGTATTAAGCTGACAGCGACCCAAGTAGCGCTGGCAAAGAGGCTCAAACTAACACCGGAACAGTACGCTAAAGAACTTCTTAAACTGGAGAACCGTAATGGCTGAGAACAACCGACTCACTCGTGAACTTGAATCCCGTGCATCGCAGCAGCGCCCTAAGCAGTGGGCACCTGCAGAACTGTTGCCGGAGCCGGATAAACAACCCGGTTTTAACTATAGGTGGATTCGCGTATCGACGCTGAATAACCCGGACCCCCGCAATATCTCCGCAAAACTGCGTGAGGGCTGGGAGCCGGTGAAGTTGTCGGAGCAACCACACTTTCAACTGCTAGTCGATCCGACCAGTCGCTTTAAGGACAACATCGAGATCGGCGGGTTATTGCTTTGTAAGACACCGTCCGAGTTTGTGGACCAGCGGAACGAATACTACCGCCAGCAAACCGAGGCTCAGACGTTGGCTGTAGACAATAGCCTGATGCGTGAGAATGACCCTCGCATGCCTTTGTTTAACGAGCGGAAGTCTTCTACATCGTTCGGCAAGGGCAAGTAAATTTTTAACCTTGGAGCTTAGCTATGGCATATCCTACCGTTGACAAGCCTTACGGCTTGAAGCCGATCAATCTGATCGGTGGTCAGCCCTATGCCGGTTCCACCCGCCTTATGACGATTGCTTCTGGTTACAACACCAGCATCTACTATGGCGACGTGGTCAAGCGTGTTTCGAATGGCACTGTCGAAAAAGACACTGGCACTTCGACCGCGACACCGGTTGGCATTTTCTTGGGCTGCACCTACACCAACCCCACTACTAAGCAGAAGCAGTTTGCTCAGTACTGGCCCGCAGGCACTGTCGCTTCTGACGCTCAGGCGTACGTTGTGGACGATCCAGACGTTCTGTTCAAAGTAGCAACTGTGTCGAGCGGCACTACTGTTGCTTTCTACGGCCCTAACATTGTTGGTGAGAACGCTGTTCTGGTACAAAACGATGGCTCGAACACCACTGGTGACTCGGCTGTCGGTATTTTCGGTGGCAACACTGCAGTTACCGCATCGTTCCCGGTGCGTATCGTTGATCTTGTACCTGATACTGGCAACAGCTCTAACGGCTATTGCGAGTACATCTGCAAATTCAACGCACCGTATGTGACTATCTCGGTTAACTTGGCTGGCGCTAACACCGCTACCGTTACCGGCGGTCATCAGTACCTCAATCCGACAGGCGTCTAAGGAGTAAGACATGGCTATTTCACGTGCACAACTACTGAAAGAGCTGCTCCCCGGTCTGAACGCCCTGTTCGGCATGGAGTACGCTCGTTATGGCGAAGAACACAAGGAAATCTACGAAACCGAGACTTCCGAGCGTTCGTTCGAAGAAGAAACCAAGCTGTCTGGCTTCTCAGCAGCTCCGGTGAAAAACGAAGGTTCTGCAATTGCGTACGACAACGCGCAGGAAGCATGGACCGCTCGATACAACCACGAAACCATCGCTCTGGGTTTCTCGCTGACCGAAGAGGCCATCGAAGATAACCTGTATGACAGCCTCTCGGCTCGTTATACCAAGGCGCTGGCTCGTGCTATGGCCTACACCAAGCAGGTCAAAGCGGCAAACGTCCTGAACAACGGCTTCTCGTCCAGCTACGCCGGTGGCGATGGCGTGGCTCTGTTCTCGTCGGCTCACCCGCTGGTCTCTGGTGGTACCAACAGCAACATTCCTTCAACTGCAGCCGACCTGAACGAGACTTCGCTTGAAGCCGCCGTTATTCAGATCGCAGCTTGGACGGATGAACGCGGCCTGCTGATCGCAGCTAAGCCTCGTAAGCTGATTGTCCCACCTGCTCTGCAGTTCGTTGCGACTCGTCTGTTGGAAACCGAACTTCGCGTCGGCACCAACGACAACGATATCAACGCCCTGAAGAACAATGGCTCGATCCCTGAGGGTTATACGATTAACCACTTCCTGACCGACACGAACGCATGGTATTTGACTACCGATGTTCCTAACGGCATGAAGCACTTTATTCGTACGCCTCTGGCGCAGTCAATGGATGGTGATTTTGACACTGGCAACGTACGTTACAAAGCCCGTGAGCGTTATTCTTTCGGATGGTCAGACCCGCTCGGAATGTACGGCTCGCAAGGCGCGTAACAGAAAACCTAGCAATACCAACGGTTTTCAGGGGGCTTCGGCCCCCTTTTATTTTTTCTTGCGTTATAGGTTTGGGCTGTGGTACATTACCTGTTACTAAGTCTAACAGGAGAATATATGGATACTGCAAACTTACCTAAAACCCGAAAAGAAGCACAAGCTATTGGAGCTAAGTACTATTTCACAGGCGAACCGTGTAAGCACGGGCATGTAGCCCTGCGTAAAACCAAAGGTTCTTGTGTGGAGTGCCTAAGGGTCGAATGGCAAGAGGCCGCTAATAAACGCGCAGAATATTTTCGGCAATATAACAAACGAGACGATGTAAAAGACAGCAAACATGAGTGGTATCAAAATAATAAAGAAAAAGTAATAGCCACTGCTCAAATACGCCCTGCTGAACAATTACGCGCCTACAGGAACGCGTGGAAAGAAAACAATAAGATACAAGTGCGGGCAGATACTAAGGCTCGTAGACGTAAGCATCGGGAGGCCACCCCTAAATGGTTAAGCCGTAAACAACGCTCGGAGATACGGCAGCTTTACCAAATAGCAATAACTATGACGCAAACCACTGGGGAACAGTACGTCGTAGATCATATAGTGCCCTTACGATCAGACGAAGTCTGCGGCCTTCATGTGCCATGGAATTTGCGAGTAATTACACAGGAGGAAAACCTCAAAAAGTCTAATAAGCTGCTTGACACCCCCTCATCCACCTAGTATAAAACCCATAAATCCGGGGATACCCGGTGCGTCGAACAGACCCGGCTGACTTCATGCAGATCGGCGCACCTAACCGCATGAGGGAAAATTCAAATGCCTGTATCTACTACCCAAAGTATTTGGCGTTCTGGTGGTGGTGACACCACTCGTCAAGCCTATTGTGGCTCCGGTTTGATGGCTGCCGGTTTCTATGTCGCTAACGCTGCTGTAGCTGGCAACGTCGTAGTGGCCTCTGGTTCTTCCACACCTCTTATTCTTCCTGCTAACGCAGTTGTTACGTCCGTCGTTATCACTGATGGTTTGACCAGCGGCACGATGAATGTCGGCTATCAAACTGTGACTGGTGGCGAATCGAGCGCAGCGTTCTACGTCTCGGCTCTGGCTGCTACGTCGGCTAAGACTGTGACACCGGGTGCTACTGGTGCTGGTACCGGTATTGGCACCGTTGCTAATGCTTCGGTCAACTTCACTATTACTACTGAGAGTGCAAGCTCGGCTGTTGGTACTGTTGGCGGTTACGTTATTTACTACGTCACTGACTACCTGCTCGGCCAGCAAAACGTCTGATAGGAGGCCGCTATGGCTATGCAAACAGACGTTAAGGCAGGCAGTCTTAGTTCAACTGGGTTGGTGTATGAAGGTCGTGCTAGGGTCAAGGGGCTGCTCATCGCCCCGACTAGTAGCGCCGGTAATGTGACGTTGACTGATGGTGGTGCAAATATATTCACTGTTCAGACAACTGCAAACGGAGAGACTTTCAATGCGTTGATTCCGGGTGAAGGCGTGCTATTTAAAACAAACGTAGCGGCTATTCTTCTCAACGCATCCGTAACGGTGTTCTATGGCTAAGACCCCAGCATGGCAACGCAAGGAAGGCAAGAACCCCAAAGGTGGCCTCAACGCCAAAGGGCGAGCCTCTTACAACGCGGCGAACCCCGGCAAGCCGGGGCTGAAAGCACCACAGCCAGAAGGGGGCCCTCGCCGGGATTCCTTCTGCGCCCGCATGAAGGGTATGAAGAAAAAGCTGACCTCGGCCAAGACTGCGAACGACCCTAATAGCCGCATCAATAAGTCTTTGAGAGCGTGGAAATGTTGAAGTACGAAACTATGGACGATACGACAAAACATGTACTGGACGCCTTGTCCGTCGTCACTGTTGTGGGGACGATAGTTCAAATGCTGCCATCTATAGCCGCGCTGTTTACTATTGTGTGGACAGGCATTCGTATTTACGAAACCGATACTGTGCAGCGTTTGCTGGGTAGGGAGAAACAAGATGGCAGTGACTGATGCAGATGCAAAGCAGGCAAAGCAGGACGAGAAAAATAAAAAAGATCAGGAACGCATGGAGAAAGAACTCTATGGCAAACCTGTAACCTCGCCGCCCCCTCCGCCCCCGGTCAAGAAAGCTAAAGGCGGCACTGCTTCATCACGTGCTGATGGCTGTGCCATGCGCGGTAAAACCCGTGGGAAGATGGTGTAAGTATGTATGTTCCTCCGTCACAGCAAGAGCAAAAGCCCAAGGCACCTGTGCTGGGGGCTTCGGAGATTGCTGAACTTACGGCTAGCTACAACGCTCGGGTTAAGGACTACAACGCCGAGATTGCTGCACGCCTGAAAGAAATAAACGCAAACTGGACGGCGACCAAGAAGCAAACTACGGCGGACTTGAACGCTGAACTTGCTCGGATGCGTAACGAGCACTTTAAAGAACTGATCCCACAAGAGAACAAAGAACTTGCGTCTATCAAAAACGCTAAGGAACGTGCTGCTCGCCAAAGAGAAATACAGGCTGAGCGCACTGCACGAGAGAAGGCAATCAACGAGTTCCAGCAAAAGACTATCCCCGCCCGTCTAAAAGAACTAGATACCGAGGTTATTCAGGCCCGCAAAGCTCTGGATACTGAGAAGACTACGACCCTAAAAGACTTGGCTACGGCATTCAACGACACTAAAGCGTACATACCGCAAGCTCTTGGTCGTGGTGAGACCCCCACTTTGGACCTGATGACTAAGGCTCAACGGCAGGAAATACTGGATAGACAAGCCGCAGCAGCAAGGAAAGAAGCAGAAGCCCGTACGGCAGCAGAAGCTCAGGCTAAAGCACAAGCAGAAGCAGCCCGCCAAGCCCAGATGCAGCAGTACGCACAAGAAGCGGCGCAGATAGCTCAACAGCGCAAGAGCCAGAATTACGCTGGTATGTACAACCTATTGACGCAGAATATGCCTATCCCAGTGGGTTATGCGCAGCCAGCGACTAGCCGTCAGGCGCAGACTACGATGATTGGTGCAGGTGGCGAAGATCAGATGCCGATGAGGCAGATGTCACCCGCGCAGATAGCACAGATGGCTACGATGCAACGGGGTATGGGGATCATGCCGCAAGGTGTGCCTATACCACCCGAAGCGATGCAGCAGCTAGCGCAGCAACAAGCAGCACAGCAGCAAACGCAACAAACACCGCAAGTTCCGCAGGGGGCTCAGCCTGCCAAGCGGGGCGGCATCATGGGTAAATTCTGATGCCAGCAAAGAGTGCAAAGCAAGAACGGTTCATGCAGGCGGTAGCCCACAACCCTGCATTTGCTAAGAAAGTAGGCGTACCGCAGAGTGTGGGTAAAGAGTTCACTAAAGCCGACGGAGGAAGTATGAAAGAGTCAAAAGCAATGATGAAGAAGGAAGTGTCGTTCATGAAAAAGAAAGGCGCTCCTAAATCCATGGTCAAGCATGAGATGAAAGAAGCTGGCATGAAGAAGGGCGGTATGGCCAAATACGCCAATGGCGGCATGACTGCAAGCAAAATGGGTGCTGTTAAGACTGCAGCTCCTAGCCGTGACGGTGTTGCTACTAAAGGCAAAACCAAGGGCAAGATGGTCAAGATGGCGTACGGCGGTAAGGCTTGCTGACATGATGGCCTCACGTGGCATGGGTGCCATAAACCCTTCTAAGATGCCCGGCGGGAAAAAGAAGGCCCGCAGGGATGACACTGACTTTACTCAGTACAAGGAGGGCGGTAAGGTTAACGCAGCTGGGAACTACACCAAGCCGGGTCTTCGCAAAAGAATCGTGGCGCAGGTAAAAGCAGCAGCCACCCATGGCACAGGTGCAGGCCAGTGGTCAGCCCGTAAGGCGCAGCTTGTGGCCAAGAAGTACAAGGAAGCAGGTGGAGGGTATCGTGACTGAAAAAATGAGAGCGGCTCTTCGTGCAAAAGAAGAAGCAGAGATTGAAAAAGAATACGGTGGAAAAGACGGTATTTCTTATAGCACTCTTATGGATTTAAAAAGCGAAGCTAAAAATCCTTTGTCACGAAGATATGGGACTTCATACGGTACGCAACTAAGTCCGGGTGCAATACAAGCAAGAGAAGCAGCGGCGAGTGACAAAAAATACAAACCAGAACATCTAGAAGCGCTTGATTCAGCTAAAGCAAAACGCGCTGGCAGAGAAGCCGCCGCAGAAGAGCGTCGTGAAGCCCGTGGCATGAAAAAGGGCGGCAAAGTTAAATCAGCGTCTTCCCGTGCAGACGGAATAGCCCAACGTGGCAAGACGCGGGGTAAGATGATATGAAAGCGCCGCAGCAAAGCCTGAAAGCTTGGGGAGACCAGAAATGGCGAACAAAGTCAGGCAAACCATCGTCAAAGACCGGCGAGAGATATCTCCCGGAAAAGGCGATCAAGGCGCTAAGCCCTGCCGAGTATGCTGCCACCACGAAGGCAAAGCGGGCAGGGAAGGCAAAAGGCAAGCAGTTTGTTAAGCAGCCGAAAGGCATAGCTCAGAAGACAGCGAGGTTCAGATAATGGCTGAAAAATGGATACAAAAAGCTATCAAGAAACCCGGCGCGTTGCGTGCGCAGCTAGGGGCTAAAGCAGGCAAGCCCATCCCAGCAAAGAAGCTGGCAGCCGCTGCCCAAAAACCGGGAAAATTGGGCCAAAGAGCAAGACTTGCTCAAACTTTGGGCAAAATGAGAAAGAAGTAAATGGCCTATACGACCGACACTACAAGTTTTAACCCCGACCTCAACGACGTATTCGAAGAGGCGTTTGAGCGCTGCGGCCTTGAGATGCGCACGGGTTATGACTTTCGTACGGCGCGGCGTAGCCTAAACTTCCTGCTCGCCGAGTGGGCAAACCGGGGCATCAACCTGTGGACTATTGAGCAGGGTGAGATTCCACTTATTCAGGGGCAGGTGACCTATGATCTTCCTGTGGACACAGTTGACCTTGTTGAGCATGTTATTCGTACTAATGCTGGACAAGGCGCTAACCAGACCGATCTAAACATAACCCGTATTAGTGTCTCTACCTACTCAACTATCCCTAACAAGCTAACTCAGGGCCGCCCTATTCAGGTCTGGGTGAACCGTCAGTCAGGGCAAAAGGTAGGTTCTAACACTGCTACCCCTGCGTACCCGCAGATTAACGTCTGGCCAGCGCCGGATCAGGGCAGTGCAGAGACACCGTACTACTACTTTAAATACTGGCGCATGCGACGTATATTTGACGCCGGTAACGGTACTAACGTCGTGGACATCCCGTTCCGCTTCTTGAACTGCATGACTGCTGGACTAGCGTTCATGCTTGCGGTAAAACGCACGGATGTGGACCCGATGCGCGTACAGGCGTTGAAACTGATGTATGACGAGGCGTGGGACTTGGCAGCTGGCGAGGATAGAGAGAAAGCAGCGGATAGGTTCGTTCCTCGTGAGATGTTTATTTAACTATGGGTAACAGGTTTGCTAGCGGTAAGAACGCTATCGCCGAGTGTGATCGGTGCGGGTTTCGCTACAAGCTGAAAGACCTGAAGAAGCTAACGATCAAGACCAAGCAGGTCAACATTAAAGTTTGTAAGACTTGCTGGGAACCAGACCAGCCGCAGTTGCAGTTAGGTATGTATCCTGTGGACGATCCGCAGGCGTTGCGTGAACCAAGGCCAGACGTGAGTTATACACAGTCGGGATATACGGGACTGCAGCTGACATTGGATACAGACTTTGGAGAGCCCGGTGAAGGTAGCCGGATAATCCAGTGGGGGTGGAACCCGGTAGGTGGGGCGCAGCAGTTTGATACAGGTCTGACCCCGAACAATTTGATATCCGCTGG